GTCGTGCGTGAAATCCTGGTCAGTCCTGACTGGCTTTCCACGTATTTACCTGCAAAACACTCGCGACGACTGGCGATCATTACCGGCTCGGGCGACAGCATGCACCCCTTTTATAAGGACGGGGATTTGCTGATCATTGATACAGGCATCGATGTTGGCCAAAGTCTGAGTCAGGGCGTCTATTTCTTCGTGCTGGACGGCGAGCTGTACGTCAAGGAACTGCGCCGTATGCCTGGCGGCTATCGCGCCATGGAGTCAGACGGCAAGGACAGCATGGTTGAAGCGTTCCGCATTGAATTTGAGCGTGCTGATGATTTTCAGGTGCTGGCCCGTGTGCTGCGGGCCTGGGTGATGGAGTGAATAATGGAAAAATGCGCTGGCGGCAATCCCGAATTACGTTGATCGATTTTGTGTTGATTTGTATCCTGTCCTACGCCATTGGAGTGATGCTTGGCATGCTGTCGGCTTGAGTTGGCCAGACAAGTTGAGCGACATCCAGGACGGGTATCAGGTGCTAAACGCAAATGAGTAGCTTGCTTTCAATATCGACTTTAACACGCCGGATTTCATGTCGTTGCCCGGGTGCTGCGGGCCTGGGTGATGGAGTGATTTGCCAATGAATATATTATTGAAATCGGTTGTAATTTCAGGCCTTGCTGTGCTTGCGGTATTGAATTTTGCGGGTTGCAGCAATGAGGAATTGAGCTCGGAGCAAATTGCCCAGATGAAGCCTGAGACATATGCACGCACACTCTCTGGTTTGGTTCGTAAGGCGTCTTATGTAGGCGTGACGCTAGAACTACAGCTGGATAGCAAAATGTCTGGCGGCAAACAAGACTGGAATGGCTTTGCCGGTGATATTGGCAGGGTGGCTCCGGGAATATTGAAAAACAAGCCTGAAATTAAACGATTATTTATTAAAGCCTACGATGACAGTTTGGGCTTGGATTGGGGGCACTTCATAATCAAGCGTCAGGAACTCCCAGCAAACTGGCAGGGTGCTACATATCTTCAGTTGTTCTCTCTGGGTAGCGCCACAGCTGGAACCTTACAGGCACAAGGCACACTGTGTGACTTTTATCGTGCGTATGAGACTGCCAGGCCAAGAGGCGGCACTAACTGCTGAGCCAGCAAACCCGCCAGCAGGGGGCAAAAAGCGCGGTCAGCCCCTCGCCACGCCTGCGCGCTTTGCATCAAAAATAAACGCAAAATTAATACTACGCACCTGGCTACTGCCCCTAGCGTGCTGCGGCTTTACGGCATGGCGTGATTGAAACCCGCATTACGCAAAATTACGCATTTCAACGCAGCACTTTCAAGCAAGTCGGGTTTCGGCATTTATCCTCGCGGTGAGTCCGGATTCGTTGATATCGAGCAACGCCTTGGTGATGATCCAGTTGTTGCCGTCGATCTCCGGTTTGCGCCAGCCAGCTAATTGCAAAGGTGTCTCGGCAAATATGTCTGGTGGCGCGTCGGTTACAGAGAGTTCAATGGTCGCTGTGTCGCGCTGAAGCCGCTTCCATTCTGCCTGGGCGGCAGCATAGGCCCGTTCCTTGCTCGCCTTGCTGCCAGACAAATGGCGGCGATAGCCATCCTTGCCGACATCAACATGCTGACGCGTGGCGCTGTTATTAAGATGGTAGAAAGCGCGCACGCCTGTGTAGCGCTCGGCGTCGACGAGCGAATAATTATGCGTATCGCACTGGTTGCGCTGTAGCTGAATCGGTGCGATCGACTCGCCGTCTGCGGTTTTGCCGACGCCGAGCGGGATAAACAACAATTTACCGGCCTTGATCGTTGCCAGCGCGTCGTTTTCTTCGGCCAGACGGGTCAGAAAATGGGCGTCCGATTCTGTTTGATCGACGTGGCCGATCTGAAGCGCGTCCAGTTTTGCCGTGATTCTCGCCGTCAGATTGTTTCGCGTGGCTATCGTTTTAACAATATTGCCCAGCTTGCCGCCGGTTTCGTCGATTGACCAGCTCTGTTTCTGCCCGGATTGCAGCGTTCTGCTGTTGAAATCGGCGCTTTTTGCCTCGATCACCAGCTGATCCGGCGTGCTGGTATGGCGCACCCTGTTGACGTTGTACTTACCTCGATAAATCAGCGGACTGTTGGTGTAGCCGATCGCCACTTCCAGCTCGCGTCCGCGTGGTGGGATCCTTAGCAGGCCGTCTTTATCGGAGAGGGTCAGGGTCAGCGTATCGGTTTCAATTCCGCGATTGTCGACAAGCACCAGCGAAGCCAGGCGCTTATTAACATCGACAAGCTGACCGGCGAGGGTAATCTGCCACGCCGGTTTTTTCATTGCAGCAGAGATTGCGCGGCTCTGCGCAGGCTACTGCCAGTCGCCAGCGCGATATCCTCGTCCCTGATCAGCGCGAGGGTAAATTCGATCTTTTGCGCCGCGCCATACAGATACTCACTTTGTTTTTCCTGCACCGAACGAATCGCCCAGCGCCCATATACCCAGCCGAATTGGTCAACCAAGGCGTAACTATCGCCCGTGGATGCCATGCTGCGCAGCCGTTCGATCGAACCCGCGCCGCTAGTGCCAAGTGGATTACTCAATCCCTGCAAAGGATCGTCGAGCAAATCAGCTGGATTGTTGAGCGCGTTTTGCGCCACCGAGCCAATGCGGCTCAAAGTATTGGCCAGTTGATTGATCTTGACCGCCTGTGGGTACAAGACGCCAACTATGCTGATTTCATCCTTGCCAGTACCGACAAATTGCAATAGAGGGCGCTGCCCAATACGTTGATGCTCGGCGATACGCCACTCGCTTTGTCGCTCTACGCTCTGATACGAGGTTGTATGCATCGAAAAGACGAAACTGCCGAGACACAATATCATGCGCCAACCTGATCCAGTTAATATGTATCGAACATGCGCGCGTCCTGCGCGGTTTGCTGCGCTTGTTGTAATTTCTCCAATTCGCGCCGGATGGCGACCGCAATCGCCTCGGGTGATTGCTGACCCGCCTCGATCCTGATTTGAACATTCATAATGGTCGTCGCCGTGGGCGCTGAAACGGGGCTGGTAGTTCCGGTCGCAGCCGCAACAGGGGATCCGGCTATCATCCCCGCAGCGGCTGCCGTTGCGCCAGCGGATCTGACCCTGGCGGATAGCTGATTGATTGACTGTAGTACGCGGGGAGTGCCAGCGTTAATGCCCTGCGCCAGACCGGCAGTGGTGAAGCCGCCATATTTCGCAAAGACGCGCGAGGGCGAGTGCGCATCAATGCCCTGTTTGCCGGTAAAGGCATTTTTGACGTCATTGATGACCGACAAGGCCGCGTTTACCGGCTTCATGGCAAAGGCGAGTATGCCGTCAGCAAGGCCGCTGATTAGATCAATGCCGATTTGCTTCCAGCTGGTGTTTTTGAAATAGTTGGTAATTTCTTCAAACTTGGTGGTAATGGTGTTCTTGATCGATGTAAAAGTCGTATCGATTTCGGCAAACCAGCCGCTCAGGGTATCCGTGATGCCGAGATTTTCCATTAGCAGTTTCCAGCCGCCGACAACATCTTTCCAGTTTGCCCAGAGGAGGACACCGGCAGTCACTAGCAAACCCACTGCGGCGACCACAGCTAAAACAGGAGCAACAATGGCGCCAATAGTGGTGCCCATGGCTGCTGCTTTCAGGGTCAGCATTACAAACACCGGCGCGAGTGCGCCGATTGCAACCAATAACACGCCACCTACCGTTATTAATGCCGCCAGTGCTCCAACTACCAGTGAGATATTCTTGAATAAAACAGGATGATCGGCGGCAAATTGACGCAACCAGGCCGTCAGGTCTCCGAACATCGTGATGATCGCTTTAAGTTCCGGCGCAAAGCTTTTGCCGATTTCAGCCATGAAATTTGTCCAGGTGCCACCCGCTGCTTCCTGGACGTTTTGCAGGGTTTTGAGCGATTCATCCACTTTCTGCTGTAATGAAGCCTGCCTCGCCATTTTGGCTGACATATCCTCATAGCCGGCATAGCCCTTGTCGATCATCGCAGCGAGTGCAGTCAGTGTGTCGTTATCGCGCCCAAAAATATCGCCAATAACCTCCAGCCGCTTTTCAGTGTCCATTTTCTTGAGTTTCGAAAGTTCACCGAACAAGCCCTTGATGCCGATATGTTCGCCATCACGCACAAAATTCAGCCCGTGACTGATGGCATCCTTATTGAACTTGATCGACCGGTTGATGATTTTGGAGATAGCGGTACCGGCGAGAGAACCCTCGACTTTTGATTGGTCAAGAAGGGCAATCAATGGAGCCATGACTTGCGCGCCTTCCAGTCCGGTAAGTTTCAGCGACTGCATTCCCGACTTTGATTTAGAAAACGCTTCCATCATGTTGTTGCTGTCGACACCGACATAAAAGGTTTTCTGAATCATGTCCATGACGCCCATCATGTCTTTCGCTGGGGCTGACAGGGAATCCTGCATTTTTGCTGCAAATTCAGCCGCCTGTGCTGGCATTAAACCGAGCTGAACGCCAAGATACGCAGCTGCTTTACCCGTGCCGCTCAGGACAGTCTCAGCTGTGACGCCTTGCCTTTGAAGCATTGTCATCATGTCCTGAAAATCGGCAGTTGTCCCAGGCAGCTTGTCACCAAGTCTTTCTGCCAGTTCATTAATCTTGGCAAAATTCTGGTTAACGTGCCCGCTGCTATCCATCATCGCAGTTTTAAGCCGCATAGAAGCATTTTCAGCCTGTGCATAGGCCGAAGTTACCCTGCTGCCGATGGCAAATGTGCCGATGCCAATGCCGGTCAGACCTACACCAACTCGGGTCGAAGACTGTCCGTATCTTTCATATGTGCTGGCGCGGGTACGGGCGCGCTCCATACGGCTATGTTTCATCCGCTCCAGACGCTGTTGTGCTTCTGCTCGACGCATTGCCCGAGTTGTTTCGTTTGTTCTGTGCGCCAGCGTTTCTTGAAAAGCAGCAAGATTGTGAACATCTGCACCAGCGGCTTTCAAAGAGCGGCTCATATCGGCGGCTTGCTGGGTTAAATCCCGATATTTCCGTTCAACTTTGTCGGCTGCTGTTCTTGCTGCCTGAAACTCGCGGGTCGTTGCCTTGCCGATTTTGACCTCTGCTTGCGCTTCCTTAAAACGTGCGCGAACCTTGTCAAGTTCTGGACGTAAATTTGAGATTGATTCTCTGGTATCGTTAAATTGACGCACCAGTCGTTCATTCAACGCCAGTTCCTTTAATTGTTTGCTGATACCGGGAATCCTGTGCTCGAGCGCCTTGCTCTTGGCGAGCAGGTCTTTCATGTTGCCGTCAAGATTGCCGCCGCCATCCAGCGAGATGTTTAGCTTCAGGTCTCGACTTGA